ATCGTAGGTTCGCCGCAGGAGAACATGAAGGGAGGACAGTGGCTTGACTATCTGATGGGGATGAAGCCCCAATCGGTGTTCAAGGAAGCGGAAGTCAATCTTAGAATGGTGATGGCGGAAGGAAAAGGTATTACAAGAAATTTTGGAAACTTGATGAAAATGCACAGGGGTGACAGGTCCCACCCTGACGTGATTGCCGCAAGTAAATTACTTCAGGCACATAAATTAAAGGTCAAGCAGGCGAATGACGCCCTTGCAAGATTGAAACTGGAACAGCGTGCGTCAGCAGGCGTGACGGATGAAACGAGAAGGGCAAGTCAGGAACTTCCTGCCATCAGGCATGAGGAGCTGAATGACACCTCGCTCGCGCCGTTCCTGTCGAAATACAAGGACAAGGTCATATCCAAGAAGGTACTCGTGGACGCGTTTGATCGGATCGCTCCGAAGCTGGACGTGGAGGTTGCAGGACGTGAGATTGGACCCGAGATGATGGAGAAATTGTCAAAAACCCTCGCCAAGGTCGACCCGCAGGCGTACCGTGATCCGAAACAGTCCGGATTCTTCAGGCTTCTGAAGTCGTCTGAGGAGCAGTTGAACCGCGGATTGAAACCTGGTGCGGAATCATTCTACAGGGAGGAGGCGGACAAGATCCTGAAAAACGTCGATGATTACATATTTGACAACTACGGAATAGCTAACGCGCTCGATGAGGGCGTTCCGAAGAAATTTCCTTACCCGATGAAAAACATGGTCGCGCAGTTGTCCAGCGCCGCCGGAAAGAGGACGGCCGGACTGAAGAAATACGCAGGAGATCCGCAGTATGCTGGAACGCAGACGCTTGGCGGAGGAGAGAATCCTCGTGAGCTTCTGTTCAGGTCCACACCCGGAGGTTTGCGCAAGAGCGAGCCCGTGTACAATTATGAACACGACTTCAGCGGAATACCGTCTGAATACGGAAAAAACGCCTTCGTTCACATGCGAATGAGCGACAGGACGGACGTGCTGGGTAACAGGATTCTCTTCATAGAGGAGATACAGTCAGACATGCACCAGCCCATCAACGCAGCGGTGAGGTCGGTCAGGAGGATGGAGCAGCAGGGAATGCCTCCGGTTCCAGGCGACTTGAAGGCGTCACGATACGCTCCACGCGGAGACGTTCCGCTTCCCGTGAGTGAATCGGATAAAGTGAATGAGGAGCAGTTCAAGTTGATTGTTTCCAAGATTGAGGATTTGGCGTCACAGCCGCAGACAGTGAAAACTCAAAAGCGAATAACGAAACTTAACAGGGAAAGGGAAAAGATAAGAAAAATAATTGACGCCAGCAAGAAGAAGGCCGCACCTAAGACGAGCGGCGTGCCGCAGGGTCCGTTCAGCAGGACGGAGGACTACAATGAATTCGTCATCAAGTATGCAACGAAGATGGCGCAGGAAGGAGGCTATGACGGAGTATCCGTCGCGACGTCCGCGATCAAGAATAGAGGACTGAGACCGATTGATCAGAGCTTCCACGGGAACCTTGTCGCATACGGCCCAATGGCGCAGGGCGCCATGAAAAAAGTGGCGAAGAAAAGTGGTGCAAAAATTATAGAAACTGCTATAATGGACAATAAAGGCGTGGGCTGGAAAGTTCCGATGATCTACTTGAAGGGCAACAGAGAGGCGTTGTTCAACATATCGAAAGGAATGCCTGCGTACAAGAGAGGGGGAATAGCTAGACATGGCTAAAGGAAATAAGAATAACATAGACAAGGCGCTGGAGGCGCTGACTGGGGCGCTGGAAATAGAGCCTACTGGTGAAGAGGTGCAATTGGAGCCGGAAAAAAGCGTGAAGTTTGATCCGGAAGTTGAACTGATGGAAAATGAGGACGGAAGCGCTGACGTCAACTTTGACCCCAACGCGCCAATAGACACAGCAAACATTCCGCATGATGCGAATCTGGCGGATTACATTGAAGATAATGATTTAGGCAGGTTGTCAAGCGACCTGCTTGCAGGATTCGAATCGGATAAGGATTCAAGGAAGGACTGGGAAGAATCCTATGTCAAAGGCCTTGATATGCTGGGATTCAAGTATGAAGACCGCACCCAACCGTTCGAAGGTTCGTCCGGGGTCGTTCACCCCTTACTCGCTGAATCTGTTACACAGTTTCAAGCCCAAGCGTATAAGGAACTTCTCCCCCCAAGCGGCCCCGTTCGCACTCAAGTCATAGGGCTCTCGACACCTGAAGTTCAAGATCAGGCGAAGAGGGTGCAGCAATTCATGAACTATCAGATCACTGATGTCATGAGAGAGTACGATCCGGACATGGACCAACTTCTGTTCTACCTTCCGCTTTCAGGATCGGCGTTCAAGAAAGTCTATTATGACGGTCTCTTGAAGCGTGCGACCGCGAAGTTCATCACCAGTGAGGATTTGGTGATCAACTACATGGCGACGGATCTGGAAAGCGCTGACAGGATAACGCATGTCATCAAGACGAATGGAAATGACGTGAGAAAGCAGCAACTGGGCGGATTCTACCGTGACGTGGAGCTGCCGACGGGTCAGACGGAGTCATCCGATACTGCAGATAAGATTGATGAACTGCAGGGTGTTGAAAAGAATTATTCATCCGATGATGACGAGCATGTCGTACTGGAGATGCACGTTAACGCTGATGTGCCTGGATTTGAGGACACGTCAGGAGTAAAGCTTCCTTACATAATTTCAATAGACCAATTTTCAAGAACGGTTCTTTCCATAAGAAGAAACTGGAAGGATAAAGATCCAAATTTCGCGAAGAACCACTATTTTGTACACTACAAGTTCCTCCCAGGACTGGGCTTTTACGGGTTCGGTCTGATACACATGCTGGGTGGATTGTCAAGAACTGCGACAAGTGTTTTGCGGCAGTTAATTGACGCAGGCACCCTTGCCAATCTTCCAGCAGGTTTCAAGGCGCGTGGAATGAGAATACGCGACCATGACGAGCCCTTGCAGCCAGGGGAATTTCGTGACGTGGACGTCACAGGAGTTTCAATCAAGGAATCATTGTTGCCACTTCCATACAAGGAACCTTCACAAGTTCTGTTTGCATTGCTGGGTTTTGCCGTTGACGCGGGAAAATCATTCGCTGCGATCGCGGACATGAAGATGGGGGAAGGAAACGAGCAGAATCCTGTAGGAACAACACTTGCTCTTTTAGAGCGTGGAACTAAAGTCATGAGCGCAATCCATAAGAGATTGCATTATGCACAGAAAATTGAATTCAAGTTATTGGCAAAAGTATTCCAGATTTATCTTCCACCGCAATATCCTTACATGGTTGTCGGTGGAAATCAACAAATTAAACAATCTGATTTTGATGACCGTGTTGATGTCATTCCAGTATCCGATCCGAACATATTCTCAATGGCGCAGCGTGTCACGTTGGCGCAACAGCAACTGCAATTGGCGAGTGCCGCACCGCAACTTCACAATTTGCGTGAAGCGTACAGAAGAATGTACGACGCGATGGGCGTGGATAACGTGGAGGCGATATTGAAGCCTGATCCGGAGATGCCGGAACCTATGAGTCCGGCGATGGAGAATGCAGGCGCGATGCGCGGACAACAGCCGAAGTCATTTCCAATGCAGGACCACATGGCGCACATGCAGGCGCACGCCGAGTTCATGTTCACGAGAATGGTTCAGATCAACCCGCAGTTGTACGCGATGCTGCAGGCGCACGTATCGGAGCATATCTCATTGATTGCAGGACAACAGGTGCAGAAAAAATACAAACAACAATTCCAGCAGTTGCAGCAGCAAATGCAGCAGGCACAGCAGAATCCACAGCAAATGCAACAATTGCAGCAGCAGCAGGAACAACTGATCAACCAGCAAGCAGCTGAACAGGCTCAGATTGAAGCGCAAATGACTCAACAACTGGCACAGGATGAAGAGGCTAGAATGAAGCGAGAAGCTCAAGATCCGCTTATCAAGCTTAAACAGCAAGAAATTGACCTGAAGGCGATGGAAACACAAATGAAATTGCAGAAGGACGTGATGGTTGACGCTGAAAAACTTGACCTTGAAAGAGACAAGCTGGAAGCGGAGACAAGTATTGACTTGATGAAAGCGTCAGCAGATGTTAATAAGGAAGATTCCACGGAGGCTATGGCGCTCCTGAAAGAGAACATGGCGGCTACGAGAGAGGCCATGAAAAATGAAGTTGCTGAAAGAAAAAACCAATCGGCTGAAAGGATAGCAAGGGAAAATGCAAGATCAAAAGCAAATGGACAAAATAAAAAAACAACTTGAAAAGCTCAGCACGGTGATGCAAAAGATTGAAGAAGTAGCGAAGGACGAAATAAAAACCCATGAAGATTATTTGCAAGTCTGCGGTGCGCTGTTAGCAGTGACCCGCAACATGTACGTTGAAGCGTTGGGTCCGTATGATACTGCGCGGATGTTCGAGACCGTTGCGCACAGCTTTAACATACAGGAAGATATCATAGAAGTTTTTCGCCGTGATGGTGAAAAGCCGACGCTGCACTGATGCCGTTCAAGTCAGAAAAGCAGAGAAAATACATGTGGTCGAAGGAGCCGGCGATAGCCAAGAGATGGACGGAAAAATACGGGAGCAAGCCCAAGAAAAAAGGCGGAGTAATCAAAAAACGAAGAGGAGGAATTGCAAATGCCACAGGTAGGTAAAGAGAAATTTCCATACACTTCAGCTGGAGTGGCTCAAGCGCAGAAGCGTGCGCGTGCCACAGGCCAGAAGGTCAACATGGCCGGATACAAGAAGGGTGGAATGAAGAAAAAGTATAAAGCAGGTGGAACGGTGAAGAAGAAAAAAGGCGGAACAGTGAAACTGAAGAAATATCACCATGGAGGTCGAGTGAGTGGCGGTATGAAAGATAAACAATGTTAACAAGGAGGTAGACATGAATTTATTTAAAGATCTTTGGGCGCATCTGAAGGAATGGAGTGACTGGAAATTGAAGGACTGGATTAAGGCCGGAATTTTAGTAGTCATCGTTCTGGTTGTGCTTAAAGTAATAATTATAGGTGGATAATGCCTGAAAGACCGCAATTTGAATTGGATAGGGATGCGGAGCGTCGTCGTGAGGTACAATTCACACCGCGCGACGACGTTCGTGATTTCGCGCGTAGCGGACTCGGACGAAATTATTTCGCCATTGAAAATCTTCAGGCGCAGGCTCCGACGTTCACAAAGGACGACCCACGCATAGATGAATTAAAGCAAAGAAGAAGAACGTGGAACAGATCCCAGAAATACCCTGCTGGGGAAATACTGGGCAAAACGCCGCAGCAAATGCAGAATGAGTACATGGGACTCAGCCGTGATCTGAGACAGACGGCCAAGCCAGTATATAACAGGATGTACCCAATCACCGGCGGATTCATGGACGTCGCTGAAAAAGGCGGACTGTGGGGCACACTGCTTTCAGAACTGGCTGGAAAGACATTAAAGAAAGGTAGGGATTATCTGGATGACTTAGGTGTAGCTAGTCTTGCTGCAGATGAGACTGAAGAAGATAAGGAAAGATACATAACGGAAACATTCGGTCCGCATCGTAAGAACATTGACGAATATATTGAAGGACCAGGTGAATCAGAAGTTATTTACAGTCCACACGCAGATACATACTATGACAGAGCAGAAGGATTAGATTTTGAAGACGACCCTGATCAACCTTATGTTGCTCCGGATGATTATGTAGAAGAGGATTTTGGTGATTTTTACATTGATGAAGATACCTTAGCCCCTCCATATCAAGAACCATTTGGTGATTCAGCAAGAGAACAAGCAATTATGGAACAAAACCAGTATATTCCACCAGTACAAGAAGAATTAGGTATACCAAGCCCACAAGGAGATTTTGCCAGATTTAATGAATATCCTACTCCGGAAATAGGCGTGGAATTTGGAGGGGAAGAAGTTCCACCAGCACTTCCTCCATATGAAGGACGTGAATTCGGACTTGGGCAGTTCATCAATGAAATGCCGACTTCCAGGAAAAGCGATTGGGAGGATTATTTGGAATACGTGCAGCGACTGGGAGATATGGAAGCAGGTTACCACAAACAGAAATTGACTTATGACGAGTGGCACAACATGATGCGTAGGAGAAGATAATGGGCTGGAGACAGGCGATGACAAGCAATGCTGCTTACGGCGGCGCTTCGTCCGGAAATACATCCTCGGGGGGCAGCGGCGGACCTGCACCTAGTATAGACTATGGTTTTGATGATTCAGGAGGTTTTATAGGAGAAGGATGGGGAGGTAATCCGCCACCAGCACCAGCACCAGCACCAGCACCACCTGCACCTCCGGGTGAAAAGGGTGGTGGTGGTTATGTAGCCCCACCAAAAAAAACAGGGCCACAAATGCCTCCAGATGACTGGATGGATACCCATGTTCCATTACAGGGTTCTACGCTAAAAACAAAAACTAAAAAAATTCCATGGCTAGATGAACCTTCCGTTTACTCCCCCGGTACAGTTAAGGCTCCTTTTCTTAAAACTGGTTCGATACTTCCAACAGCGGCGTATTATTGGAAAAAAAATAAAAAACATGTTGCAAATGAATTAGAAGAAGCTAGAAAGCAGTGGATACTGCCAACAGACCCATGGTTTGTAAAAAAATTAAAAGATGTAGCTTTAACAACTGTTGCGGGAGGAACAACAACCGTTCACACTGCAATGCAAACAGGCGTATCCATGACTTTAGAGAATGCGGGTGCGATTACCGCTGCAGCAGTGGCTCAGGGAAATGACACATTCAGGACGATACTGGGAATGGATGAGTATTCTGACAGCCAAAAAAAAGCTTTAATGGATGCAGTGTATGAACCTATGGTATTTGGAACTATAGCAGCGATGGAATCAACAGGTTTTCGAGGCTTTAAGGCCATGAATCCATTTCCAAGCACGGTTGGAACTTTTGGTACAAAAATGGCAACCAATATGGCCAAGTCAAAAATGCAATTTGAATTTAATAACGCCATTAAAAACGTGAATAAAATTTTTAACAACAAGAAGGCGAAAAATCAAATCAATCCGAACAGCATAAAGGACATGAATGATTTTGCTTCTGTGAATGAAGTCTATGCAGACTACTTTGGCGAACACCGCCCTTCCCGTGCCTGCGTTGAAGTTTCCAGGCTTCCCAAAGATGTTCTAGTTGAAATCGAAGTCACTGCTCTTGCGAACTCAGCGTAGCCTTCTGTTTAGGAGTCGATTGAAGCATGCTATTTAATTCGCCTGCCTTCATCTTCCTTTTCCTCCCCATTGTTCTCTTGGGGTTCTTTTCGCTTGGGAAACGAGGATTCCAAAAATCAGCAGTTACTTGGCTAGTTTTTTCTTCCCTATTTTTCTATGGTTGGTGGAATCCGGCCTATCTTTGGTTGCTCATTTTCTCCATTC